AAGCCGCGCATTCTCGGCGTGCCGGGACATGACACGCAGGCCGTTGCGACCGAGCTGCTGAGCGTGGCGCAGAGCCTGCGCGGCTTTGCCTACCTGTCGGCCTACGGCTGCAAAAGCGTAGAAGAAGCCATCGCCTACCGCGCCAACTTCAGCCAGCGCGAAGGGATGCTTATCTGGCCTGACTTCATCAACTTTGACACCGTGCTGAAAGCGGACGCGACGGCCTACGCCACCGCCCGCGCGCTCGGTCTGCGCGCCAAAATCGACGAGCAGACCGGCTGGCACAAGTCCCTGTCAAACGTCGGGGTGAACGGCGTCACCGGCATTTCCAAAGACGTGTTCTGGGACCTGCAGGATCCGGCGACGGACGCGGGCCTGCTGAACCAGAACGACGTCACCACGCTGATCCGTAAAGACGGTTTCCGCTTCTGGGGTTCCCGCTGCCTGAGCGACGACGCGCTTTTTCAGTTTGAGTGTTACACCCGCACCGCGCAGGTGCTGATGGACACCATGGCAGAGGCGCAGATGTGGGCCGTTGACGGTCCGCTGAACCCGTCGCTGGCCCGCGACATTATTGAGGGCATCCGCGCAAAGCTGCGCAGTCTCGTTAACCAGGGCTATCTCCTCGGCGCGAATTGCTGGCTTGATGATTCGGTGAACGACAAAGACACCCTCAAGGCCGGGAAGCTCACCATTGATTATGACTATACCCCGGTCCCTCCACTGGAAAACCTGATGCTGCGCCAGCGCATCACTGACCAGTATCTGATTGACTTTGCCAGCCAGGTAAAAAGCTAAGGAGCCACAATGGCACTGCCTAAAAAACTGAAATATCTGAACCTGTTTAACGACGGCAACAGCTACATCGGGCTTGTTGAGTCGCTGACGCTGCCGAAGTTCACGCAGAAGTTCGAAAAATACCGTGGTGGAGGTATGCCGGGCGCAGTGGATATCAGCATGGGCCTGGACGATGGCGCGCTTGATACGGAATTTACAGTTGGCGGCATGGAGGCTCAACTGTTTAAGCAAATGAGCGTAACCACTGTTGACGGCGTGCAACTGCGCTTCGCGGAGTCTATTCAGCGCGACGACACAGGCGAAGTGCAGGCAGTAGAACTTGTTGTTCGCGGACGCCATAAAGAGCTGGATTCCGGCGAGCATAAACAGGGCGACAGCAGCACAATGAAAGTGAGCAGCACCAACAGTTACGCCAAGCTGACCATCAACGGTGAGGTCATATATGAAGTGGACCTCGTAAACATGGTCTGGATCGTAAACGGCGTGGACCTGATGGAAGCGCACCGCGCGGCCATTGGCCTGTAACAGCTGGCGCGCTTCGTCGCGCCTATTCTCTCCCTCTTTTAAAAATGGATTAATTATGGAAAACGTAAAAAACGAACAGGCTCCAGCAACTGAAACAACCGTCACGCTCGACAGTCCGATTGTGCGCGGAACTACCACTATCACTGAAATTGTGGTGCGTAAACCTAACTCAGGTGCTTTACGCGGCGCCCGCCTGCAGGCGCTGATGGATATGGATGTGGATTCTATGATGCTGGTTCTGCCACGTGTCACTACGCCTTCCCTGACGAAAGCGGAGGTAGCTATGCTGGAACCGGGCGATTTGCTGCAGCTGTCACTGGAGTTGGTGAGTTTTTTGTTGCCGAGGTCGGCGATGTCAGCTTTCCCGCAAAGCTGATCGTTGAAGACCTGGTAGCGGACATCGCTACCGTATTTCACTGGCCGCCATCCGCCACGGCTGATATGACGCTGACGGAGCTTCTGGAGTGGCGGCATAAAGCCATTTTAAGAAGTGGGGCCACTGACGATGAGTGATCGTAACCTGCGGCTGCAGGTCGTAATGAGCGCGATTGATAAGCTCACCCGCCCTTTCAAACAGGCGCGCGCCAGCACTCAGGAGCTGGCCGCCGCCGTCAAAAAGTCCCGCGACGCCCTTAAACAGATGAACCAGACCAGTGCGCAGCTGGACGGGTTCCGTAAGTTACAGACAGAAAACCAGAAGCTGGCCGACAGACTGAGCCTTGCCCGCCAGAAAGCCTTCCTGCTGAGTAACGAGCTGGGCCAGATGGGGCCGCCAACGCAGCGCCAGATTGTAGCAATGGAGCGACAGCGGCTAACCGTACAGCGCCTGGAGGAACGCCAGGGCAAACTACAACGGCAAACAGCGCAGGTTCGGGCCGAACTTTATCGCGCCGGGATTTCTGCTAACGATGGCGCCAGCGCCACGGCACGCATTACCCGGGAAACGGAGCGCTTTAATCGCCAGCTTTCAGAACAGGAAGCCAGGTTGAAGCGCGTCGGGGAACAACAGCGAAAAATGAATGCTGCTCGCGAGCAATACAGTAAAACGCTGGAAGCTCGCGACCGGGTGGCAGGTGCCGGCGCGGCCATGACGGCTGCAGGGGTTGGAATTGGCGCGCCGGTAGTCGCGGCCGTAAAAGATTATGCAAGCCTTGAAGATGCCATGAAAGGTGTGGCGAAACAGGTAAACGGGCTGCGTGATGATAACGGAAATCGCACATCGCAATTTTATGAGCTGCAGGCCGCCATCAAAACAGCAAGCGAGACGTTACCACTTCAAAACGGCGCGGTAGATTACGCTGCGCTGGTAGAAGGCGGCGCCCGTATGGGTATAGGGGAAAACGCCAAAACATGGAAAGAGTTAAAAGCAGACCTTCTCAACTTTGCCTCCGTTTCTGCAAAAGCCGCTACAGCCTTTGAATTGCCAGCTGGACAGCTTGCTGAAGACCTCGGAAAAATTGCCGGTCTTTATAAAGTACCAGCAAAAAACATTGAGCAGCTAGGGGATGTAATTAACTACCTGGACGATAACGCCAAATCAAAAGGTAATGAAATTATCGATGTGCTGCAGCGCATGGGCGGGGTCGCTGACCGCCTCGACTTTCGAAAAGCAGCTGCGCTGGGTTCTACCTTTCTGACCCTTGGAGCGGCGCCGGAAGTGGCAGCAAGTGCAGCTAATGCAATGGTGCGAGAATTATCAATTGCAAGCATGCAAAGTGATCGCTTTTTTGATGGGCTAGATGCGCTGAAACTTAAGGCGGGACAGCTAGAAAAAGATATGGCGAATGATTCAATGGGGACTATTCGTCGTGTGCTTCAGATGGTTAATCAGAAGATAGCACCAGATAAACGACTTAATGTTTTGACGCAATTATTCGGTAAGGAATTTGGCGATGATGCAGGAAAGCTTGCTAATAACCTTGATGAATTAGACAGGCAGTTAGCGTTAGTTCAGGGAAGGGCCTCAGCGGGGTCCATGCAGAAAGAATCTGACATCAACAAAGATTCCCTTTCTGCACAATGGATGCTTACAAAAGCCGGAACCGCAAACGTAATGAGTGGACTAGGCGAAACATTGCGTACACCGCTGATGGAAATTATGAGCGCTATCCGTCAGGTAACGGGCGCGGTTCGCCGTTGGGTTGAGGCTAATCCTGAGCTGGCTGGCACACTGATTAAAGTTGCTGCGGCGCTTGCAGCTCTCGCGGTAGTGACAGGAACGCTGATGGTAGCTGTTGCGGCAGTTATCGGCCCGCTGGCTGTTGTACGATTAAGTATGCAAACGCTGGGGATCCGGATTTTACCAGGCCTGTTTGCTCAGCTTGGCGGGCTTGGTAAGGGCTTTATGTGGCTGGCTAAATCCCCCCTTACGCTGCTTTCCGGCGGTTTCGGAGGTACAGCCAGTGCGGCGGGTTTGCTGGCAGGTCCGCTTTCTTCTCTGAAAGCCTCCCTTTCTAAAATTGGCGCTACTGCTGTACGAGTTGCATCAGGTCCACTGGCTTTGCTGCGTGGTGCGATGTGGGCTGTGCTTAACCCCCTCACTGCAGCTCGTGCAGCTATGACCGGAATTGGTCGTGCCTTGCTATGGCTGGCGTCCTCTCCTTTGGCGGTGTTGCGAACTGGCCTGACACTGATTTCTGGTTCGCTTACGGTGTTGCTGAGTCCGATAGGATTAGTTATTGCCGCGCTGGCAGGCGTGGCGTTAGTTATCTGGAAATACTGGCAACCGATTAAGGCGTTCCTGAGTGGTGTTGTTGAGGGTTTCAAGGCAGCGGTCGCGCCAATTTCAGAAGCCTTTTCCCCATTGATGCCAGTTTTTAGCTGGATCGCGGATAAGGTAAAAGCCCTGTTTGGTTGGTTCAGTAATTTGCTGGCACCGGTCAAATCGACTGCCGCAGAACTAAGCGGCGCTGCTGATATAGGCAAGCGGTTCGGCAAGGCGCTTGCTGATGGACTCAATCTGGTGATGAGTCCGCTGGAGTCGCTAAAGTCGGGAGTTTCCTGGTTGCTGGAAAAGCTTGGCGTCGTCAGCAAAGAAGCTGCAAAAGCGAAGCTGCCGGAAAACATAGCTCGGCAGTCCGCTACGATCACAACCGACGGCAAAGTTCAGTTGCCTCCGGGCGGCTCGCCGTATGGCATGCGTATGTATGATAACGGTGGTTATATTCCTGCAGGCAGAGCTGGCATAGTTGGTGAATACGGCCCTGAAATTGTAAACGGCCCCGCCAATATCATGAGCCGACGCCGCACAGCTGCTCTGGCGGCTGCGACCATGTTTGCAGCTGGCGGTCTTTCGCAACCTCTTGCAGCGAAGCCGCTGCATCCGCTCAGCCTGCCCTCTGTAGAGTATCAAGACGAGGCTCCGCGCCAGCGTGTAACTCAGAATGCAGCGCCGGTTCGCAATGAATACAATTTTCATATCGTGCAGCAACCAGGGCAAAGCCAGCAAAGCCTTGTAGATGAGCTTATGCGCAGGATAAAGGCGGAGCAAAGGCAGGCTGAAGCCCGCGCGCGTAGTAACTTTTCAGATCGGGGAGACTTGAACGAATGATGATGACGCTGGGGCTTTTTGTTTTCATGTTAAAAACCGTACCTTATCAGGAATTGCAGCTACAAAAGCAATGGCGGCACGCGAGCAACAGCCGCATCGGCAAGCGGCCTTCTCTCCAGTTCCTCGGCCCTGATACAGATACCATCACATTGTCCGGTACGCTTATGCCTGCCATAACGGGCGGACGCATTTCACTTCTGGCGCTTGAGCAAATGGCGGAAACTGGCAAAGGATGGCCGCTAATTGGTGGTGAAGGGACTATTTACGGCATGTTTGTAATTGAAAGCATAAATACGACGAAGAGCGAATTTTTCAGGGATGGGGCCGCCAGGAAAATTGATTTCACCATAACGCTTAAGCGAATTGATGAAACTCTTCAGTCTATGTTAGGCGACTTATCCACCCAGCTAACGCAGTTGAAAGATAGTGCCATTAATATGGCGGGCGGGTTATTACCATGAATGGCTACAGCTGGATTAATGGCGCGGCACTGATTCCGGCTTATCGCGTTACCTTAGAAAATAATGACATCACAGCCACGCTGGAAGGGCGTTTGCTTTCATTAACTCACACAGACAACCGCGGCTTTGAAGCGGATCAGCTGGATATTGAACTGGATGATGCTGATGGGAAGGTTCAGTTGCCCCGTCGTGGCGCTGTCCTGTCGCTCGCTATTGGCTGGCAGGGCGAGCCGCTTTACAGCAAGGGTCGTTTTACTGTTGATGAAATTGAACATTCAGGTGCGCCTGACCGCCTGACAATACGCGCGCGCAGCGCAGATTTTCGCGCAACACTGAATACCAAGCGGGAAAAATCATGGCATAACACAACGATTGGCGATGTGGTGAAAGAAATTGCCGCCAGACACAAGCTGGAACAGGCGATCGGCGAAGATATGGCTAAGCAGCCCGTTGAACATATTGACCAGACTAACGAATCAGACGGTAGCTTTCTAATGCGCCTGGCTAAACAGTATGGCGCCATTGCCTCGGTTAAAAATGGCAATTTGCTTTTTATCCGGCAAGGTCAGGGGAAAACGGCAAGCGGCAAAGCGCTGCCGGTAGTCACTATCGCCCGCGATTCAGGCGATAACCACAGGTTTAGCCTGGCAGACCGTGGCGCTTATACGGGGGTTGTGGCGAGCTGGCTGCATACTAAGGAGCCTAAGAAAAAGGAGGAGGTGAAAGTAAAGCGCAGGCGGAGACGTAAAACCACAGCACAGAAGCCAGATAAAGTCCCTGAGCCAAAACAAGGGGACTACCTCATCGGCACAGACGAAAACGTTCTGGTGTTAAGCCGGACCTATGCAAACCGGGCCAACGCAGAACGCGCCGCGAAAATGACATGGGAGCGGCTTCAGCGCGGCGCGGCTTCGTTTTCAATTAGCCTGGCAAAAGGTCGCGGCGATCTGTTCCCTGAGTTGCCTGTGAAAGTTAGCGGATTCAAACAGCCAATTGATGCCGCAGAATGGACGATTACGACGGTAACAAACAGCATTAGCGAAAGCGGCTTCACTACTTCGCTGGATCTTGAGGTAAAAATTGCAGATTTAGATATGGAATAGCAAGATGGAAGTTTAAATATGCAGCGAAACGGGATACCATAGCTTGCAAATTTAAGATGAGGCCGATTGAAAATGATGAACTGTCCGCTATGCGGTAAGGCTGCACACACTAGGAGTAGCCACCAAGTCACCCCAATGACCAAGGAGCGTTACAATCAGTGCCAGAACATAGAATGCAGCCACACGTTCATCACGCTTGAAACTTTTGTCCGTTCGATTGCCTGCCCGGGAAAAGTTGTGGCGGCCCCACCCCACCCCGATAAAGGTGGACAAAGCCATATGAATTTCTGA